AAGAGAGACGATTACACCTCAACTTATAATGAAATATCTCAAAAATTGATACCAGTCAATTCAATTAAGCGTGGCCATTCAAAGATTGGAGTGCCTCGTGAAATCCTTGAGAAAGGAATTAACGAAGCACCGATCTATATGTATGGTGACTTTGATATGAAATTGAATGGTTTGTTGTATTTGATGGTTAACGGAAGCAGCATGGCTGCGGATGTTCTTACATCTTATAACAAAACACATGGAGACGTGCTTGTGCGATGTATGATGGAAGGAGACTATTTTGTCCCTGATCCTAATGGAGCATATGACGTCCCTTTGTTTGCTCTTGATTTCTATAAGTCGAGTAACTCATTTTATATGAGGAAATACCTCAAATATTTACGAGGTAAGACATGGTACCCGGCCTGTCTTGAAAAGCCAAATGTCTTCTATTGGCTTCTTCAGAATCATTCAGAAATTGCCGCTAATTTGGGAGCACAGTGGCAAAAGAGCACTGAAAATTGGCAGGGTTCCAAACCGAACGTGAAGCCAATTTTCATTGACTCCATGTTTGGGGATTTGCACCTCAATCGAAAACTTGAAGCAGCAGCTTATCGTTTTGTTGGGGAACAAAACAGGATGCCGCGATCCCATTTGTGGTATCCGTATTCTGACTACACAAGACGCGTGAGGATTCTTCGAAATCTTGTACGTAAGGCTCATCCTCCTCAGCAACAGGATGGTGGGTTTCTTGATGGATTTTTGTCCTTCAATTCGTTGAAGGATAGATTCTATGGTCCTATCAAAGATGCATTTACGAATGTGTTCACATTGGACTTGAAACATGTTGCTACAGAAGTGTCTCGAGCTATGATGATGCGTGAGGCCTGTACATCTGTGACTGGAATGGTTGCCACAGGTGCTCTGGCCATAAGTAGCTTTCATACTTTTCTCAAGATGAAGAGTGACTTTTCCGAGGAGAAGAAAGGCTTCTATCTATATGAAGGGAGCCTGGCATTTTTTTCGGTGGCAATTGGAGTCCTGAGAAGAGTGATCTATAAGATTGCTCCGGATTATTTTTCCCATGATGATCAGTCTAAGATCAAGAAAGCTTTCAAGGAAGAAGGTCTTACTGGTGAGGAAGAACCTTCGGATGAAGAAGATACCGGTGGATTTTTCTCGACATTTGCAAAAGCATTTTCATCAGTGCGTGATTCTGTTATGGAACTGCGCTTTGTGTCAGTTTTTGTACGTGCTATGAAGGATTTTAAAACCATCATTGATGTTATCGCACATACTGTGCGATACATTGTGGAATGGTTGATGTTCTTCTTCACAGGAAAGGAGAGTTTGTACGTCTCATGTGTTCGTCGTATTGATGGGTACATTGATGATGTTGAGAATCTCATGGTCGTTGAGACTCATGATTTGCCGTGGGCTTTCAAGACTGTTTTCCTGCACAAACTGCACGATGAGTTAATTCGTGATCTCACGAAAGTGCCAAGTTTGATGCGGGTTAAAAGACCTGTGATTACAAAAGTTGCGGAGTGGTTTCAGAAAAATGTGCTGCGAGCAACACAGATGCTGAATGCTCAGTCAACTATTGCACAGCCCGTTGGATTTGCCATGTTTGGGCCACCTGGTACTGGAAAGTCCGAGGCAGTGAAGAATTTGTGCCGTTTGTCTTTGAGCACCTTTTATGGACGAGTTGTATCGCCGATCGAATTTTCCAATCTTAATTGGCCTTATCATAAGGATGGTAGATTTGATGATGGTGCAATTGGCACAGAGGTTTCAGTCACTATTGATGATGCATTCAAATCTGGAGAAAATGGGTCGGAAGAGAATGTTATCGATTACACTACTATGCATGAACTGTGTTCAGGAGCCCCGTATTATTTGACAAAGGCGGGAGTTAATGAAAAAGACAAACTATGCATTCAACCAAAAGTGGTTGGTGTTGCCTCCAACATGGACTATTCAAATTGGAGAGAACGAGCACAGAGAACGACCGACACATTGGATCGGCGTTATCCGCACAAGTTCACTTACTCCATCAAGAGTAATAAGGAAGACAGATATCAGGAATGGATTCAATTGCAGAATGGACCTGGATGTGAGAATTATATGGAATGGTTTGATGAGGTTGTGACTATCACTTATGCCAGTCCTGCTGTTTCTCCCGTTGAAGTCACGCGCGATGAAGTCAATGAAATCATTGTGAGAGCCACGAAGGATTACATGTTGCGTGATGCGAGAGCACGTGAGAAATACGTTGTTCAGGATGTTGATTTGGAGCTCGAAGAAGTGTTTTCTGAGTGGTGTGAACACTTTTATCCGTACATAACTCCAAAAGTCAAATCGGACATGGAAATGTATCGCCATATGATGCAATTGCCACCGTTTATCGGTGACTTGTCTGAGATTGAGTCTGACCTTAAGAAAGCTTTTACTCTGCCTAGTGTTGTGGGTAGTGCGAAGGATAGTGTTGGATCTTTTGTTGAGAGAACAGTTGGTAAGATTGACACGTTCAAGGAGGACATCGAAATCTCTTTGCTCGGACAGGTGCCTGGATCTCACCAGTCCTATTTTGAGAGATTTGGTCAGGACTATCCAACTGGTGAACCAGATGATGTTGCAAGGTATTTGTTCTTTACTAAATCGAATAGTGAACCTTGTCATCTGTATACTGGTGATTTTGCAGATATCAGGCATCTTGATATATCTTATCTGTATCCGAAGGGTGATCGGTGGTTTTTGTATGGTACAGGTAAGACTTTGCTTGTGTCAACATTAAGAGCAGCAAATGTTGTTGGCAGTAGCCATTATGTGGCCAGTGCTTGCACGTTTGATGTTGAGAATGGTGACCTCAGATACACTACCTGGCCCTTTGACAGCCGAGCTGATCAGGTTCGATTTATTCAGAAAAAGATCGAAATCCCAGATTCTCCTCTTATGGAGCAGGGCTCAGGATCGAGTAGGCCTGAGGTTGAAACGCTCGACGAATATGAGATACCTGCTATTCCCAATGTCTATCCATCACACATGTTGTTTGAGCATTTCAATGACTTATATGGTGTGTTGCGATTTACGTTGGAAGCAATGGCGTTTTGTGTTATCACTGGCCTAATTGAGTTTGGTATTAGCAAACTCTTGGCTCCAGTTCCGGGTGAACAGAGTCCTAGGGCGAAGAAACACAAGAAACCTGTGCAGTCTCCATCTGCTCAGTGGAAGGATCAAGGAATGGATCCATATGGTCCTATGCGAACGAGATTGATCAAGCTTGAAGTCTTGTCTAATCCTAAAGTCAATCCATGGGCTTTTGTTCTGCAAGCCAATACTCTGACGATGACGGGTCATGAGTATGATGCCCTGCGGAAGGAAAAAGTGACTGTTGACTATGGCAGGAAGATCACTGGTGTCCTTGGCGATTTCTTGTCGGTTCGGTGTGAGATTGGCAATGGGATTAGTGATCTTGTCCTAGTTGACATTCCAGGTCTTGCGGCGAAGAGCTATGTTGAGCGTTTGCCCACTCTTGAGCATTTTGTTGCTCGTTTTCGTACAGCTCGTCTGCTGCATGGTGATGCTGAGAAAGATATTGATTTGAACTCTTGCTTTTTGCAGCAAGATGTTGAGGTTAGTTCTTTTGGAGGTGTTACGAGACAGTGGAAGCGAGTTTTGGCGAGTATGCCAGTTTCACCTACTGATAGAGGTGATTGTGGTAGAATAATTGTGTCTACTTGTGTCAACAAGTATAATGCCCCTTTGGGCATTCACATTGCTGGAAATGGGATGGAAGCCATGTGTGCGCCTTTCATCAAGGAAGATATTGTAGCTGGGCTTGCCAAGCTGCGATCCCTTGGCATTGCAGGTGGACGACCAATGATGAGTCAAGGTGCGTTGGAATTGTATGCTCAGCAATTCATTGACGGCCCTATGACTGAGGAACAGATGGTGTATCAAGGACCATTTGTGCCTGTAGGCCTTCTTGAGCCTACCATGATACCACATGCTCCAAGCTCCTCCAAGATTCGCCGCTCGAAATTGACCCTACAGGAACCTATGCAAGGAATACCCACTCTTGGATTCAGGAATACAGATTATCTTTCGAGGAAATGGGCGAAGCCTGTGTCATTTGAATACGATTTTTCTTCTATGAAATATGTGGCGAATCAACGGGTTTCACACTATCCAAGTCCTTCTGAGGAGTTTTCTGAGGTTCTTACTGTTGAGCAGGCTGTTGTTGGTATTCCAGACACTAAATTCCCAGGTGTTGCTGTCAGTAAATCACCAGGTTATCAAATGAATATGATGAAACGAAGTATGGGCAGTAATTCCAAAGGCAAGCGACCTTATTTTCGTTTGTTTGAGGATGGCTCGTATGACCTGTCAAAACTTCTTTATGATGCCGTTGAGGAGCTGGAGAACATCGCTCAGTCACATGAGCCTGTTCCATGCATATATCAGGGAGTGGAAAAGGATGAGAGATTGTTGTTGACTGATCTTGAGATGCTAAAGTAAGGCTCATTGTGGTAGGTGGATTTGCGTATTTGGTCCTTATGAGAATGTACTTTGGTGCCTTCTTTGAGGCTATAGTTCGCAGCAAAGACTATTCGTCGTTTGCCTGTCAAGTTGGAATCTCACCTTTGCGTGGTGGCCAGATGGAAAAGCTTTTCAATGATTTGAAGGATTTTTCTAAGAGCATCATGGAGGTTGATTTCAGTGGATGGGACAAGTACACCTCGTATGAGCTTCATTATTATTGTATTACACTCATAAATTTGTGGTATAACAAGCATTATGGTGTGAATTCTCACCTAAATGCTGTGCGTACTGCTATATATAGTGGGGTTGTGTACAATTTGGTGGTCATCAAGAACACTGTTGTTATCATGGTGCTTGGGACTTTTTCTGGAAATCCTGGTACATCTAATTTCAACTCTGTTATGCATGATGGAGGAGCCTACATGGTTTTGTATGATTATCTTTTGGATAACCATGTTGCAATGGTGCATGATGATTATTCTGCCATGTTTCGCACTAAAGTCTATGGTGATGATGGCTTGTACTCGTGCCGTCTTCCCAACTTTACTCAGCCTGTCTTCGCTAAGCGATTTCAACTGCGATTTGGCATGTTTGCAACTCCAGCGGGAGATAAACATGCTGATTTTGAAGACTTTATGGAAATTGACGATGTGTCATTTTTGAAAAGGTCTTTTCAGTTGGTTGACGGAGAGATACGAGGATGTCTGCACAAGGAAGTCATTCGAGAGATGTGCATGTGGTATCGCACTAGTGCTTCGCCATATGAAGATGAAGCGACGAGACAAAACTGTGAGTCTGCGTTGAGAGAAGCATTCCTTTGGGGAGAGGAATACTTTGGTGAGTTGAACAGTGAGATCAAAGGTCAATTCGAAAAGTTGGGCTGGGAACCTCCTAACCTAACTTATCGAGGCCTTTTTGCCCAGTATTGGGACGGGGGTTTGGACCCCACTGGAGAATTTTAATTCTCCTTTCTTCCCATGTGGTTTCTCAGTGGTCAATGAGTGTAAAACGTAGCACGTATCGTGTGAAAGACCTGTGGTGCGGCATTGGGTTTGATGTAGTCCCTTTGCCAATGGCACCTTCACATCGCCGAAGAAATAAAAACTCAGTCACCGGGAGCTGACCCATCGCGTCTCCCACATTCAGGCCTGGATCAACAGGAAGCAGGCCTAACACAATACGAAGAGGTAGTAGCACCTAATGCTATCTCTGAAGACACTTCAGAAGTGACATCATTGTATGACAAGACTGCCTACTTGAAAACGCAGGATGTTGGAACGATTCTTACTCGTTCGTATCAGTTGGCGGAATATTCTTGGAATACAACTCAAACGGAAGGAACTAGTCTTGGTTCCATTCGGATGCCTTCGACCCTTCATGCCTTGGCATGGCCGAAAAACATTCTTGGTGCGTACAAGTACTTTCGATGTAAAGCTGTGGAGCTATCATTTCGAGTGCAGTCAACGCCGATGCACCAAGGATGTCTTGCCATCTCCTATGTCTTTAACGAACAAGTTGGAGACACGACCACCTTCAGAGGAATTTATGGTCGAAGGCGAAACAACAGACCCACTTTGTTATCTCCTATGCCCGGGAATTCTGCAATAGTCCGTATTCCGTGGAACAATCCGGAACAGTGGGCTCGAGTAAGTGACATCTCTAATGATACGTTCAATATTGGCGTGTGTGACATTGATATCATGGTTCCTTTGCGATCTGTTGCCCCTGTTGTTGCAGATGTGAAGATTACAGTGTTTGCTAATTTCATTGACCCTGAAGTTGCTGGACCGACGCTTTATGTGGCCCAATCTGCTCAAGCTTTGGATGCTCTGTCTAAAGCAGCTTCTGGAACAATGGATACTATCACAAAGATAGCCAAGCCAGTTGAGGAGGCGATCAGTTTGGCTTCTTCTGTTGTCTCGTCTGCAGCGCTTGTTCTTGATAAGCCTAGTTCTGCCGATGCACCAACTCGCATAGGGCACAGCTTTGGACAGGGTCAAATGGATATCAATGGTGTTGCTACTGAAGTGGTCTTTGGTGCAGCTCAAAGCTCATCTTTGTCTCAACAGGCTGGTGTAATGGGTGACAGTGTGCCAAATCCGAGTCTTGGTTCGTTGCTGAGAACACCTGGGTATCATGGCCAGGTGGACTTTCATGCTGCCAACACCTCAACTTGGTGGTCTGTTACACCCGTGATTACACCTACTCTTGGATCAAACAAGTATGCACCGCCGTACTTAACGTTTTTTTCGATGCCATTTGCCTATTGGAGAGGATCGATAACCTATCAGGTTTTCTTTTACTGTTCGTCTTTTACAAGTGCTCGGTTCAGAATTACATGGATTCCAAATCACAATGGTGCTTCTGTGCTTACAAACCAACAAGGCAACATTATGTCGAGAGTAGTGGAAGTGAGAGGTGATACTCATACTACTGTTACTGTTCCGTATGCGAAGCCAGAGCTGTGGAGTGACATCCAGGAGCTTGGTGAAGCTGTGAGTTATGTTGAAATGAACAATGGAACGCTGCAAATTGATCGAATTTCTGTGTCTAGTGTTGTGACTGACCCATATATTACTGCTGTTGTCTATGC